CCCGCGCAGGCCGTTAATTTCGACCATTCCGACGACGCCGGAGAGGTGCACCGATTCGCCGGCAAGGAAGGTGTGACCGGCGCACGAGATGACCGCCTGCACGGCTTTGGTAATGAATGTGACGGCGCTGGTTTTGTTGGCCTCAAATGTGACGCGACCGGTAGTCGAAACGGAAGACAGGCCGAGCGTCGGGATAACGCCGCCGATGGAGACAAGGATTGTGCCGGCAACCGGTTTGAAAAGCGTTCGCACCGGAAGGCCTGAAGCGCCAGGAGTGCCGCCGATCCCGTAGGCTTTCTGAAGCTGGTAGACGCCCGCACTGATAAGCTCCAAATCCTGATCAAGCGCTGTTGGCGCCGATCTGCCATCGGTGGCTGTGGTGCAGTCGTCGGGCCATCGGACACGGAACCCGGCATATCTGCCGTGCGCGCGGGCATAGAGGTCCATCACGCGCTTGATAACGTCATCACGAAGGCCGGTGAAGTTGATCACGAGGCGCCGCAGCGGGAGCGAATGAATCAGGCGCCGATGCTCTGCGCCGCTTGCCGTGCGCGTGATCTGCACCTCAAAGCTGTCGCGGACTTGCGCGCCCATACGGATTTCTTCCGGCAGGCGCTCCTCAAGGAACTCAGGCATATCGGGCGGCTCCTGATACGGTCTGGCCGATGCGGCGGGCGATGTCTCCGGCAGCCTGGCGCAGATCGCCGCCACTGCCACCGCCGGACATGTTGATGACGACGCTGATGTTCTGGCCGCCTGCGCCGGCGCGGTTCTGCGCGGCAGGGATGATACGCTCGCCCTGATGCACCATTGCCAGCGTGTCGCGCGGGACGTATGGCGTACCGACGTCGAATGATGGCAGCGATTCAAGTAGCGAGCCGATCCAGCCGCCGATCTGATTGCCTCCACCGCCCTTGCTGCCGAAATCTCCGAAAAGACGCTTCATGATTTCGGCTGACGCGGCTTCGGCAATCATGCGCTTGATCGCATCGCCGAATTTCTTGGCCATGCTTTCCGTGCCGTCTGAGAATGGGTCGAAGAGGAAATCAGCGAAAGCTGACTGCATGTTCTGCGCGGCTGAGCGGGCGAACTCGGTGAGGGTGTCGGTGGTCTCTGCGGTCTTCGTTTCGAGGTTCTGCATGTCAGTGCCTGCCTTGCTGGCAGCGCGGCCGAAGGTCTCCAGGCTGATGGCGTCGGCATCTAGCAATGACAACAATCTGTCAACCTCCGCATTCAGCGCTTCCGCTGGCGTGCGGACGGATTCAAAAACCCGTTGGCCTTCGGCGAATACTTCCAGCCGTTTCTTGTGGGCTTCTGCTTCTTCCTCGATGGCCGTTTTGTTCGCCTTTATCGCGTCTAGCGTTTCGGCATAGCCGCGGGCGATGGCTAGATTGCCGGCTGTGGCTGTCTTGTATTTGCCGTCGGCGATGGCCATTTCCAGCTTTTCGACCTCGGTTAGCTCCTGCGTGGCGCGCACCTGGTCGCGCAGTTGTTCGACCAGTCTGCTGCCGTCGTCTATGGCTTTGCCTGCTCGGCTTCCTGACTTGGCGCCACCGCTGCTACCACCGAGAAAGCCCTTGATGGCGGACTCTGATGGCGCTTTCTTGGCTGCTTCTTCGCCGGTCTTTGGCGCTGCGTCTTTGCCGAACTTCTTGAGGGCTTCGATCTGATTCTTGGTGACGGCGATTTGCTGGTCGAATTCGCCCTTCTTGCCATAGACCAGTTCGCCAAGAATGCCACCCTGGCCGGTGGCGCGCTTGGCCTTGGTTTCCAGCGATTGCAGCTTGGTTTCGAGATCCTTGATTTGCCCGGCGCGAGAGAGGTCTACTTCGCCCAGGGCGAGGTCAAATGGCAGTTTCGCAAGGCCAATTAGGCCGACGAACACAGCCTGCAGCCCATTCCCCTGCGCGGAGAGCGCTTCCATACGCGCGGCGGTACGGTCGAGGGAGGGCACGAGAGAATTCACCAGCTCGGTGGCTGCCCCGCCGGCTCGGGCTTTGAGCAAATCCAGCTTGGCGTTGAGTTCGGCAGCTTTTGCGGCTGATTCTGCCGTAACGCCAGAAACCTCTTTCCCCTTGGTTACCAGCGCTTCAAATCCTGCGGCGCCTTCTGACAACGCCGGAGCAGCGCCGGCCCACGCCTTGCCGAGCGCTTCGGCAGCGACGGCGGCGCGCTTCTCTGGATCCTCGATCGACACGAAGACATCGGCGAGCTGCTTGAACGCATCATAGCCGTTCTTCGCATCGATGCCTAGCTGCTTGTACTTCTCCGGGTCTTTGCCGATGTTGACCTGTAGCTTATTGATTGACGCGGCGATGCTGTCGAGATCGCCTCCGGTCGTCTTTGCTGCAAATCCAAGGCCGGAAAGTGTCTCAACTGAAATCGCTGTCGATTTGCTCAGGTCGACTAGCGCGTCTTGCGCGTCGACAACCTGCTGCACGATGTCGGTGAGGAAACCGGCAGCGAGCGAGGCGCCCAGGCCAGCGAAAGCTCCCTTGATTGCCGATCCGACACCGGAGAATGCTGACTCGATGCGCTTGGCGTTCTGCTCTGCCAGGCGCGAGACTTTTCCGAGGTCGCCTTGAATGCCAGCGAGTTTGGCATTGATGTCGACAGTTAGGGTTGCGATGGCCATTTATGCGTCTTTCGTGCGCTGATGTTCGCGCAGGGTCACGAGCTGATAAATGAGATTCTCCGGGTCTGAAATGCCGAGCATGTCGACGACAATCGGCAGGGCTTGCCAGTCAATGCCGCTCATGATGTTCCACGCCTGCACGGCTGCCTGCGCCGTCTTTGGTGCCGCTTTATCGCCTGACCGGAGTCGCTCCGGGAGTTGCTGCTCATCCAGCCAGGCGGTCAGTTTCCCAGGATGTCGTCAAGATCCTTGGTGTAGGCCTCGTAGGCCTTGACGACGCCATCGACGACTGCGGCGAACAGGTCAGGGCGATCGGCCAGCCATTCCGCGCAGGCTTCCGCATCGAACGGCAACGGGTGCGGATCGCCACCGGGGATCAAGTCGGCCTCGGTGACGTCTTCCCACCCGATGACCAGCGAGAGGATGCCGCGGGCCGGGTTGTCGCCCCTGAACTTTTCCTCGCGCTCGATCGGCGTTGGCCGGCGAGCGATAAAGGTGTGTTTGCGCGGCGAGCCGGCAACGATGCGGACTTCGCGAGCCCGCAGCATCTTCTGGAGTAGCGCGCTCATGAGGCGTAGTACGTCGGCGTGCCGTCCATTGTGATGACCGTCGGCGTGGTCACGAGCTGCTGAGCGGAGCCGCCAGGAAGCAGGTTTGCGCCGACGTAGCCGGCAAAAGACATTATCTTTCCGCCGGTGCCGAACGTGAATTTGAAGGCGCGCTTGGCCTGGCTGTCGCTCGCGGTCTTCATCGCCAGCAGGCCGGAATCGGAAACATCCCAAATGTGGTCCATGTTGAACGTTGCGGCTTCCGGCAGGCCAGGGAGCTGCGATTTCGCATTGCCGTGGATCGTGGTGGCGTCGATGAATTCGAAGTTGCCGCCGGATGCATTGATCGTGGTGGCCGTCGTAATGCTGGTGCCAAAGGTGATTTTTTCGGCTGTGCCACTCGAAAACGTGTCAAAGAGCGTGGTATCGACGCCCTCGAGTTGGAACGTATCAGTGGCGACGCTCGCGACGCGCACGACCTTGCCGTTCACTTGGTACATGCCGGAGACGGTCAAAAAGACGAAATCGCCATTGCTATAACCATGCGAAGCAGAGGTCGCGACTCCAGGGCTAGCCTTGGTGATTGCGGTGATGGTTTTGGCGGCAGCAAGCGCGGATTGCATTGCTACGGCGACATTTTTCCAGACGGTTGCTGTTGCCATTTTTCAGATCCTCAAAAAAAGGCCCGTTTCCGGGCCGATGGGTGGTGCGTGGTGGCGGTGCTCTAAAAATGCGACGTCATGCCGCGATAAACCAGGTGGTATCGATGGTGACGGCGAAGAATCCGGTCTCTTCGTCATAGCTGCCGGCGCGGTTGGTAACTGGGTTGCCGGCGATGCGCAGGGCCTCGGTGATCTGGTCGCCGATGGATTCTGCAAGCGTTCGGGTCGGCGCCCATGCAGATACGATCATCTGCGCGAATTCGCCCATCTTGATCCCGCTGATGCTGATGACCGGCTCAGTCCCCTGGCGCGCAGTGACGACTGCCGGGAGCGTGACGTCTTCCGGGATTGCGTCCGGATAGATGCGCGTGCTGACCAGAGCGGTGAGCGCTGGCAGGCCGGATAGTGCGGCGTAGAGTTCGGATTCTGCGGACATCAGGCGGCGCCGGTGTTGATCTGGTTGATCGCCGAGGTGGCTTCGCGCATGAAGACGGCGGCGGCTTGTTCGAGCTTGCGAGCGCCGACGGCAAGGAACGGGCGCTTGGCCATCTTCTTCGTGCCGAACTCTAGATAGCGCCAGTAGAACGGATCGTTGGGGTTTTTCGGCCCAGAGGCGCCGAGCGTGCGAGTGCGAGCTCCACGCAATGGACGCACTCCGATGTAGACTCCAAGATCGCCAGACTTGCGGGCGGTCTTTGATGTGCGCACGACGATGGCGCGGCGGACTGTTCCACGCTTGCGGTATGGCGTCGGTTCCTGCAGCAATGGCGCTGCTCGCCTGGCGGCATCGCGGACGACGTTGCCGGCCAGGCGCAGGGCTTTGAGCAGCCCCTTGCGCTTGAGCTTGGCCGGGACTTGCTCAAGCGCTCGCTTGAGTTCGTCAACGCCGTGCAGCTCTGCGGTGATTCCGTCGCTCATGTGTTCGCCCCGTTGCGGATACCGTTCACGGCCATGATTTCTGTCGTGTGATGGCCTGCTCCGACGTCGATAATCTGCACGATGTCGTATGGCTCGGAATTCCACAGGATGCGGTGCTCGCGGGTGATGTCCGAGCGGTAGCGGATGCGAAAACGCACGTCTGCGGCGTATTGCGTCTGTTGCGCGTTGAAGAACTCACGGCCTCGCAATGGCCAGGCTTCGGCCCATACGCAGCGGTCGCCGGTAAAGACCACATCGCGCCAACTGATGACCTCTTCGCCTATGGCGTTGCGCGTCACGCTCTTGCGCTGAATTCTGACGCGATCCCGGGCGCGGCCGGTGTCGAATTGCGCCTGTATCACTCTGCCGGCACCGAGTAAAAGCGCTCTGCGTCGAGCAGGCGGTCAAGGAACTGCATTGGCTGCAGCGCGGAGGTGTTCAGGCCGGACGGATTGTCCAGCGCCTGCACGACGTGCGCAGTGATCCACAGGCGAATATTTGCCGGCACAGAGGCGTCATCATCGCCATAGCCGACGACGTAGCGCACTCGCACCGCATTCGGTACGCCTTGCGTTGCCGGCCAGGAGGCATCGGTATCGAGCAGGACGCGCCCTGGTGATGCCGCTGTGTCCAGGCTGTAGTCAGTGTTGGCGAATGTCTGCTCTGCGCCGGCAGTGTCCAAATATTTGATGCTGGTGACGGTCTGCACGCTCGGTAGGCGTAAGTCGATCTCGCCGGCCGGGAAGTCGTCCAGCACAAGCTCCACGGTCTGCGTGATCAGGCGGCGCCCGAGTCGGTGTTCTGCTTCCGCTCGAATGGCCGGGATCAGCAGCAGCGCCAGTTGGTCGTCGAATGTCTCTGCATCGACGCGAGCTGATATCTTGACGTCATCGACGCTTACCGGCTCAGCGTCAGGCGGCGTGATGGTGATCAGGGGCATGTTTTTCAGTCAAGATTTGACGCGGATAAATGGGGCTTGCGGGGCGACTCTTACCGGG